CGAACGAGAGTACCGTGATGCTTACGATACTGGAGATTCTGAGAAATTAGTCGAAGCTCAGAAGAAGCTAACAAATGCCACTTTAAAGTTGGATCGTGCAAATAACTTTCGACCCACTTTACAAAACCAAGAAAATGATGTAAAACTGCCGCAAAGATCACAACCTGACAACACAAGTCAAGAACCTGATCCAAAATTTGTAAATTGGCAGCGTCAGAACTCGAATTGGTTCAACAAAGACGAGGAGATGACTGAAGCAGCCAAAGGTTTACACCAGAAATTATATCGACAGTACGGCCCTGAATATATTGGTACTGACGAATATTACGCGACGATTGACAAAACAATCCGCAGACGGTTTCCGGAAGTATTTTCCTCAGAAGAGGAACCTGAGACAAGACCTCAGAAAAAGCCGAGTACAGTTGTAGCAGCCGCTAAACGAAGCACGGCTCCGAAGAGCGTTAAATTGACCGCGACACAAGCAGCGCTGGCAAAAAAATTCAGACTCACACCGGAGCAGTATGCTCGTGAAGTGCTCAAATTGGAGAACAGATAATGGCTGATAACAGACTTACTCGTGAATTAGAAACCCGTGCGCAACAGGAACGCCCCAAGCAGTGGGCACCTGCGGAGACTCTCCCAGAACCAGACAAACAAGCTGGTTTTGCGTATAGGTGGATTCGTGTTTCGACTTTGAACCAAGCCGACCCCCGCAACTTGTCAGGCAAGCTTCGCGAAGGTTGGGAACCAGTAAAAGTATCGGAACAACCAAAATTTCAACTGCTAATCGATCCGAATAGTCGCTTTAAGGACAACATCGAGATCGGTGGATTATTGCTTTGTAAGACTCCATCAGAGTTTGTTGAACAGCGTAGCGCTCACTTCAACGACCAGACTCAGGCGCAGACCCTTGCAATTGACAATAGTTTTATGCGTGAGAATGACCCTCGTATGCCTCTGTTTAATGAGCGGAAATCTACGACGTCGTTCGGTAAAGGAAATTAATTTTTAACTTTTGGAGCAAATTATGGCTTATCCTGTCGTATCGGCCCCTTACGGCCTACAGCCAGCGAATTTGATCGGTGGACAAGTATTTGCAGGTTCAACCCGCATGTACCCTATCGTTTACGGTTATGCAACCGACATTTTCTATGGCGATTTTGTTGTACTTAATCGTGGCCAACTAACTCGTGCTTCAGTATCTACTGGCACAGGTCTAAATCAAACCGTTGGTATTTTCTTGGGCTGCACATACACTAACCCAGTAACTAAGCAAAAGCAGTTCGCTCAATACTGGCCGGGTGGCACTTTGGCTGGTGACTGCCAAGCCTACGTATCTGATGACCCAGATGCAGTGTTCAAAGCCGCTGTTTGTTCTTCTGGCGTAGTTATAGCTTCTGCTTCTACCGCAATGGTCGGTTGTAACGTATCGGCAATTAACAATACTGGCAGCACTAACACTGGTAATTCAGCAAATGCTGTTTTGGCTCCTGTTGACACCCCAGTAACCACAACTTTACCTTTGCGTATAGTTGGTGTTGTTCCTGATACCGCTGTTAGTTTAGGTACTGCAACATACGCAAGTATCTCTACCAACACAATTACTGTTTCTGCGTTGACTGCTGCTCTTCCTGTTGGAACGGACGTTGCTTCACTCGCGTCTAATGGTCAGGTTATTGCTTCAGGTGTATTTGTTGATACCGCTGCTGCTGTTGGCGCAACAACTGTTGTGTTAAATCAGCCTCCTGCAACAGCATTTGTTGCAAGTTCAACAATCATATTCACCCAGTACCCAGAAGTCTTGGTTAAGTTGAACCAAGGTCTGCACGGTTACTATTCCGCCACTGGCGGCACTAGTACATAAGGAGCATAAATAATGGCTATTTCACGCGCACAACTACTAAAAGAGTTGCTCCCCGGCTTGAATGCTTTGTTCGGTTTAGAGTACGCTCGTTACGGCGAAGAACACAAAGAGATTTACGAAACTGAAACCTCTGAGCGTTCTTTTGAAGAAGAAACTAAACTTTCAGGTTTCAGTGCTGCACCTGTCAAGAACGAAGGTAGTGCAATTCGTTACGACAACGCACAAGAAGCTTGGACAGCACGATACAACCACGAAACTATTGCTTTGGGTTTCTCGCTGACCGAAGAGGCCATCGAGGACAACTTGTACGACAGCTTGTCTGCTCGTTACACCAAGGCTTTGGCTCGTGCTATGTCGTACACTAAGCAAGTTAAAAGTGCTAACGTCCTGAATAACGGCTTCTCCGCTGCTTACCCCGGTGGTGACGGTGTTGCTCTATTCTCGTCTGCACACCCACTGGTTTCTGGTGGCACCAACAGCAACATCCCATCAACCCCTGCTGACTTGAACGAAACTTCGTTGGAAAACGCTGTTATTCAAATCGCTGCATGGACTGATGAACGTGGCCTGTTGATCGCTGCTAAACCTAAAAAGCTGATTGTTCCACCTCCTCTCCAATTCGTTGCTACTCGTCTGTTGGAAACCGAACTCCGCGTCGGCACTACTGACAACGACATCAACGCATTGAAGAACAATGGTTCGATTCCTGAAGGCTATACGATCAATCACTTCTTGACCGACACAAACGCATGGTTCTTGACCACTGACGTTCCTAACGGCATGAAGCACTTTGTTCGTTCGCCTTTGGCTAACTCGATGGATGGTGACTTCGATACAGGTAACGTACGTTACAAGTCTCGTGAGCGTTATTCGTTCGGTTGGTCAGACCCACTGGGCATGTACGCCTCGGCAGGCGCTTAAAGAAAAGGGGGCTTCGGCCCCCTTTTTATCGTTTTATACAAACAGAGGTATTTATGAACGGATTTATTCAAAAACAAATTGAATCATCAGAGCGGTTATACAAAATGATGTATGACGACCATCACGCACGCGTTGAAAAAATTGCAGAAACATATAGTCTGAGCGAAAGTCTGCAAAGAAAACTAAACGAACGCGACGAAGAGATACGAAAATTAAAGCGCCGATTGCTCGCTTATGAGTCATTAGAGCGCATGTGATTCATTAATAGCTCAAATTTGGCTGATTTTGATTTGTCATAATCGTGGTGTAGGATAGTTTTTGCAGCCGGGCGAGGTTGCTAATTTGACTACGGAGATTATCATGATTGCAACAATTACTTTTGCGTTTGATATGGACGATTTGCTTGATGCGTTGGACTTAGAGTTGGTTGAAGAGCTTGATGAAGAATATGATTTAGAGTTTGACGTCGACGAAGATGGCGTTATTTGGTCTTACGACGAAGAGTTGGACGTTTGGTTCTACTACGATGACGACTTGGGTGATTGGGCTGAAGTTACTGAAGACGGCACTGTTTGGTATGTTGACGAAGATGAAGTCGTTTACTACTATGACGAAGAGTCAGATGAGTGGGTTGAAGTAGTATGATTTAAGGAGGCTTCGGCCTCCTTTTTCTTTTTTTCTTGGCGCTCGTTGTGGTGATGTATACGATGGCAATTACTGCACAGAACCTTACACTTTTTGACTTCTTCCGATGCCTTTTTATAAGCTTTATTAGTTAACAATTTGTTAACCTTACGATTGGAAGGATGCCTTTCAATATGATGAAAGTCTAGGGTAGCTGGGTGGTTTTGTCCACACTGTACACACGATAATGTACTTTTAAATGCTTTCCATTTTTCTTTAGCTAATGCTTTACTCTCTCTACTCTTTTTTTGCCGCTTCTCTTTATTTCGAGTATAGGACGCCCGATTAATAGCATTTCGGTGTTCTTTGTCTTTAGCTGGCATAATGCGCAAATTGTACTTGCGCTTTTTTACGGCTGTGTTATAACAACACCATTCCGGGAAATCCGGTGCGTTGAATGGCTCCCGGCCTGTTACATGCAAATCGACGCACTTAACTCGCATGTGAGGACAATTTATTATGGGTTTTGCTACACACCTTGGCCCTTGGCTCTTGGGCACCGTTAAAAACACAACCGGCACTACTGCTGGCACAATCCGCAACATGGGCGCAACTATTGTTGCTCAGACTTATACAGCCCCTACTTCCGTAATTTTGGCAAGCCCCACAGCGCAACAGATGTTTGTGCTCCCTGCTGGCGCTAAGATCGTTCGTTTTGGCCTTGAAGTTAACGTAGCTTTGACCGGCGCAACTAACTGCGGCGTTACTATTGGTAGCAGCGGTACAGCTAACCTGTACATGGCTTCGGTTAACACCGGTACTTCGGCGGTTCAAACTTCTCCAGCTACCATCGCAGCAGCTACTTCAGGTCTTTACGACAACATCGGTACCACTGACGCAATTATCTTTGGTACATTTACAGCAGCTACTGCTGATGCTACTGCTGGTACGATCACTGTTACTGTTGAATACATCGTTCGTAATTCTGACGGCGCTGCTAACCCTACTTCGACTCAAAACTAATTAGGGGGGCATCACCATGATGCAAACAGACGTTAAATCGGCACATATAGAGGCTACAGGCACTATAGTGTCTGAGCGCACTCGCTTAAAAGGCTATCAATGCATTTCTGGCGGAACAGCCGGGGACATTATTTTTCGGGATGGTGGTGCTTCTGGCACTATTCGACTGCGCTTTAATATTGGAACCGGTACACAACCTATTGGTTTGCCAATCCCCGGTGAAGGTATTTTGTTTACAACGAATGTACATGTAACGCTACCAGCATCGGCAAAAGTAACGGTGTTCTATGGCTAAGACCCCAGCATGGACAAGGAAAGAGGGCAAGTCCGACAAGGGCGGTTTGAACGCCAAAGGGCGAGCCTCCTACAACAAAGCAAACCCCGGGAAACCGGGGTTGAAAGCTCCACAACCAGAGGGCGGTTCCCGCAAGGACTCCTTCTGTGCGCGCATGACAGGTATGAAGAAAAAACTGACTTCCTCCAAGACGGCGAACGACCCAAACAGCCGTATTAATAAATCTCTTAGAGCATGGAAGTGTTGACATGGATACTCACGACATCAAAGTAATGACTGACGGCGCGGCGGTGGTTGTAGGGGTAAGTGGCTTCATGTCATGGTTCCCTCCCCTTGTTGCTTTAGTTGGCGGCTTACTTACTATTATTTGGCTAAGCCTTCGTATCTATGAAACAGATACCGTCAAAGGGATAATCAAACTATTTAAGGATAAACCATGAAACGCAAAGTTAAAAAATTCGCCGGTGACGAAGGCAGCGTAGTCTACCGCGAAGAAGATGAGGGTCTTGGCGGCTCTAAAATTAAATATCGTGAAGACGAAGACGGTCGTAAGTACACGGCGGGTAAAGCTAACCCTTTTGATCGCAACCCACAAGAGCAGCGTTATTACTCTACGGATGACATTAAAGGCAAACTGTCTGGTTTGTTTGGCGGTGGACGCGATGAATCTAAGTTTAAAGATTTAGAGTCTGTAGGCGGCGACGGTCGTCGCGCTCGCACTATTGAAGAACAGATCGGTCGTAAGGCTGAGCCTAAAGCTGAGCCTAAAGCAGAAACTAAGGTAGATTTTAGCAAGTTTGACACAAAGTCTTATACGGATAAACCTGAAGGTGGCGGGCATATTAGTACAACTGGTCCTAAAACTAGCGGTGGCGGCGGTAGAAGTAATGCGCCTAAGAAAGAAAAGCGTGAAGTTGATGCGCCTAAAAAGAATGTTGGTGAAGACGCTAAACCTTTACCGGGTGTTTCAAAAGATAAAGATAAACCTAAAAATTTGCCGGGCAAATCTGAGTCTAAATCAAAACCAACACCTTACTCCGTGTCTACAAAAATTAGCGACGAAGAAAAAGCTGCAATTAAAAAACGCGCTGAACAAGATGACGAAGATCAAGAAAAACTTCGTAAGCAGTTAGAAAAGAACAAGAAAGAAGCCGCTGCACCTGATAAGAAGAAAGAAGAAAAGAAATACGGTATTGGCCCTTATAACGCTTTTGCTGGCATTCATAAAGCATTAAGTGGAACATTTAGCGCTAGAAGTGAATCCCAAGCCGACCGAGTTGCCGCAGCAAAAGCGAAGAAAAAGGAAGAAGGCAAAAAAGCTGGTGGCTCTATAAAAATGGCTAAAGGCGGCTCTGCTTCATCTCGTGGCGATGGTATAGCTCAGCGTGGTAAGACTCGCGGGAAGGTTTGTTAATGGCTGACAATCTCGCAAAAATGGAAGCTCGTATACGCGAGCTTGAAGCGCAACGAGCTAAAGGTAAAGATGTACCTGAGTTAGATGCTCTATACGCCAAGATGGATGCCGCGAATCGTAAAGGCGCAGATGAAGCGTCTAAAACTGTTACAGGCGAACAACTTCTTCCAAGTAAGCCAAGTGGTAAAAGTCTTAAAGATTCAACGGAAACGCTTCCAAGTAAGCCGAGTGGTAAAAGTCTTGAAGACTTAATGAAGCCCGTAAAGAAAGCTAAAGGAGGCGATGTGAAAGTTAAAAAGATGGCTTTAGGTGGTATGGGTAGCCGTCCTGCACCTGCAAGGACAATGCCTCCTAAACCTATGCCACCGCAAGTCGGTTCGCGCCCACCTCCGCCACCTCCTGCGCCTCCTAAACCGATGCCTGCTCCAGCTATGCCCGCTGGTAGACCAATGCCCGCTGGTATGCCTACGCCAGCAGAGGCAGCCGCTAAAATGGCGGAAAAGGCAAACATGCAGTTAGGAAGCGGTATGTCGTCAGCAATGCCACAAAAGCTTGACCCGCGATACATGAAAAAAGGTGGTTCTGTTAAATCCGCTTCCGCTCGCGCCGATGGCTGTGCTATTCGTGGGAAGACGAGGGCCTAACTATGGCTAGAGCACCTAAACAAAGCAAAGCTGAAAAAGCCGCCGCTGCACAAAAAGCTGCGACTACCTATAACGATCAAGGTTTAAACGCAGCGCAAGCAGCGCAGATAGCGAAGCTTCAGAAACAAGCTAACATGCCTGTGTATCAAGGTCTGGGCGGTAGCAATCAAGCCGCTATTGATAGGGCCAATGCTGAAATAGAAAAAATACAAGCGCAAGGTAGAGGCATTCTTGATAAGCAGTATCAGGAAAGACAAGCCCCATTAATAGAAGCCACAAAACAAAAAGCAATTGCTAATAGAGCCGCAGAATCTCAACAAACAGCCCAGCAGCAAGCAGCGCAACAGCAACAATTACAACAATATCAACAGCAGTACATGCAAGAAATGGCTCAGCGCCAAGACCCACGGCAGAGTTATGCAAATCCGTATTTTCGAATGACAGAGAATATGTCTGCTCCAGTAGGTATGTCTCAAGGCCCTACAAGTCAGCAAGCGCAGACTACTATGATAGGTGCGGGCGGCGACCAAACTCAACAGATGTCCCCTGCGCAAATGGCGCAGATGCAGTACATGCAGCAACAACAAGCGCAACAAAGAATGAGTCCGTTTAATCCGTACCAGCAGCAAGGTATGGGTCAAGGACAACAAGGTATGCCACAAGGTATGCCACAAGGTATGCCACAAGGTATACCCCCACAACTTTTAGCCATGCTTCAAGCTAGACAAGCGCAACAAGGACAACCCGCACCACAAGGTCAGCCCGCACCACAAGGGCAACCTATACGTCAAGACATGAGTACCTTTAACGCTGCACAAGGTGGCATAATGACGGGATATAAATAATGCCGAGTGTTAGTAAAAAACAACACAATCTTATGGCTGCGGTAGCAAATAATCCAGCCATAGCAAAGAAAACTAAAATACCGCAAAGCGTTGGTAAAGAATTTCTTAATGCCGATAAGGGCAAAAAATTTAGTGGGGGTGGTGAGATGAAAGCAGAATCAAAAAGTATGGTCAAAAAAGAAGTGTCTTTCATGAAAAAGAAGGGCGCTCCTAAATCTATGATTAAACATGAGGAGTCTGAAATGGCTGGTATGAAAAAGATGTCTATGGGCGGTTACGCTGATGGCGGTATGCCTATGGTTATGAAGGATGGTCAAAAAGTTCCAGCTTTTGCAGCAGACGGCAAAGGCAAAATGAAAACCGGCGGCATGGCTATGAAAAAGATGGCTTCTGGTGGTTTGGCTGGTGGTCACAAGTCGGCTGATGGCATCGCTTCTAAAGGTAAGACTAAGGCCAAGCAAGTTACTATGGGCGGTATGAAAAACGGTGGTATGCCTAAGAAGATGAACAAAGGCGGACGGTCCTGCTAATGATGGCCTCACGCGGTATGGGTGACATTAACCCTTCCAAAATGCCCGGCGCTAAAAAGAAGAAGCGTCGGGATGACACCGACTTCACCCAGTATAAAGAGGGCGGGAAGGTTAATGCCGCTGGTAACTACACTAAACCAAGCTTGCGTAAACGTATTGTTAGCCAAGTGAAAGCCGCAGCAACGCAGGGCACAGGCGCAGGACAGTGGTCAGCTCGTAAAGCGCAGCTTGTCGCTAAGAAATATAAAGCAGCAGGTGGTGGTTACAGGGATTAAGGCGGAATGAAAACACGCAAAAAATTTGATGATGGTGGGTCAGTGATGGATAAGCCCTCACGGGACATGCGCGACCCAGCATACCGTCGTCAGTTAGAGCGCGAACAGGCGTTAGAAACTTCAGCACCAGAATTTATGTTGATTGGTCCCGGCGGCGCAGCAAAACAATTAAAAAATTTTGTTGGAACCCCAACGAAATTTCGAGGAGTTGCTCCTGAAATTGGTTCAGCAACACCACAAGCATTACACAGAAAAAATCTTAAAGACCTCATGTCTTTTGATGATATGACGTTTGCCGAAAAAAAAGCGTTGGCAAGAAGTACAACAAACGCGCAAATACAAGCAATTAAAGATAGCATTCAAAAAAGTAAGAGTACACCGAAAGAAAAGTTGAACAACTTGGTGGACGACATAATAGGGGGCGTAGCGCGTACTGCTGGCTACGAAGCGTTGGTTAACAAAAAAAAAGGCGGTGTTGTAAAGTCCGCATCATCTCGTGCAGACGGTATAGCACAGCGTGGTAAAACACGAGGTAATATGAGATGAAAGCTCCGCAACAATCGCTTAAAAATTGGGGTGACCAGAAATGGACAACCAAAAGCGGAAAGCCATCGTCAAAGACCGGGGAGCGTTACCTCCCGGAAAAGGCAATCAAGGCGTTAAGCCCAGCAGAGTATGCCGCCACGACGAAGGCAAAGCGGGCAGGGAAGAAGTCAGGAAAGCAGTTTGTGGCACAACCTAAAAGCATTGCAAAGAAAACAGCAGGGTTTAGATAATGGCTTTTACAACAGACACGAATACGTTTAACCCAACCCTCAATGAAATATTTGAGGAAGCCTTTGAGCGTTGTGGCTTAGAGTTGCGCTCGGGCTATGACTTTAGAACGGCGCGTCGTAGCTTGAACTTCATGACGGCTGAGTGGGCTAACCGTGGCATTAACTTGTGGACTGTAGAGCAAGGCTCGATTAACTTGGTTCAGGGTACTACTACCTATGACTTACCTGCCGATACTGTTGATTTAATTGAACAAGTTATTCGTACAGATTCTGCGCAAGGCCCGAACCAAACAGACTTAAACATTACCCGTATTTCGGTGTCTACCTACTCGACTATTCCTAACAAGCTTGCGCAAGGACGTCCAATTCAGGTATGGGTAAATAGACAATCAGGTCAAAAAAGCGGTTCTGAGGCAGCTACCGCCACTAACCCACAGATTAATGTATGGCCTGCGCCAGATCAAGGCACAGCGCAAACTCCGTATTACATATTTTATTACTGGCGCATGCGTAGGATTTTTGACGCTGGTACAGGTACTAATGTAGTTGACATACCGTTCCGTTTTTTAAATTGCATGACTGCAGGTTTGGCATATATGTTAGCAGTAAAGAAACCTGAAGTTTCCCCAGAGCGCGTTATGGCATTAAAAGTTATGTATGACGAGTCTTGGGAGTTAGCGGCGGGTGAAGATAGAGAAAAGGCAGCGGATCGTTTTGTTCCTCGTGAGTCGTTCTTCTAGCTATGGGCAATAGGTTTGCTAATGGTAAAAATGCTATTGCCGAATGTGATCGGTGTGGGTTTCGCTATAAGTTAAGAGAACTAAAAAAGCTGACAATTAAGACCAAACAAGTTAGCATTAAGGTATGCAAGACTTGTTGGGAGCAAGACCACCCGCAGCTTCAATTGGGTATGTACCCAGTGGATGACCCACAAGCGTTAAGAGAACCAAGGCCAGATACC